TCTCGTAATGGAGTAGGTAAGACTACTCTTATTAACGCAATCTCGTATGCGCTATTTGGTAGTGCATTATTTAATATTAAAAAATCAAATCTTATCAACAAGATCAACAACAAGCATATGACTTGCACTGTTGATTTTGAAAAGAATGGTGCGCAATATCGCATTGAACGAGGACGCAGTCCCAATGTTTTTAAATTCTATGTAAATGAAATAGATAATACCGATATGACAGATGAAGGACAAGGTGAAGGTCGTTTAACACAAGTTGCGATTGAAAAAGTCATTGGTATGACCCACACAATGTTCAAGCATATTATCGCCCTAAATACATATACTGAACCATTCTTGAGTATGCGTGCAAATGATCAGCGTGAGTTGATAGAACAACTGCTAGGTATCACTCAATTATCTGATAAAGCCGAATTACTTAAAGACCTTATCAAAATTGGTAAAGATAAAATACAAGAAGAAAATTATCGTGTTCGTGCTGTTGAAGATGCGAATGAGAGATTTAATAAAAGTATCAAAGATTTAGAACGTAGACAGCAACTATGGCATAAAACTAATGAACAAACTATCGCAGAACTTGAAACAGACTTATTAGCATTGTATGAAATTGATGTAGAAGTTGAACTAGAAGCGCATATTGAGTTTGAAGCATACACTGAAAGAAAAAATAAATTCAATGCGTACACTAAAGATATCGCTAAATTAACAACTACTGTTGATCGTGAAAGCAAACGCCTCGCCAAAGCAGTAGAAGATTTAGAAGCATCAAAAGAACATAAATGTTATGCATGTGGTCAAGAAATTCATGATGAAAAACATGAACAGATTCTTGAAACTAAAACATCTGCGGTTGCAGAATATGAAGAACAGATAGCATTAGATGTTTCAAATATTGAAAAATATACCATTGAACTGAATAACATCGGTGAGTTGGGTATCGCACCTAGATTGTTTTATAATACTGCACAAGAAGCATATGAACATCAGAATAAGTTGTCTAATACCGTTGCATCTATTGAACGGAAGACAACGGAATCAGATCCTTATCAAGAACAAATTGATACACTAAAAGATACTGGTTTACAAGCAGTTGATTGGGATGAACTTAATCGTTTAACCGATATCAAAGACCATCAGGATTTTTTATTAAAACTATTAACAAACAAAGACTCGTTTATTCGTAAGCGTATCATTGAACAAAATCTACAGTTCCTTAATGTTCGTTTAGATCATTATATTACACAACTAGGACTACCACATGAAGTTAAATTTCAGAGTGACTTGTCTGTAAGTATTGTGCAATTAGGACAAGATTTAGATTTTGACAATTTATCTAGAGGTGAACGCAATCGTTTAATTCTAGGATTGAGTTGGGCGTTTAGAGATGTATACGAAAGTATGAATTCTGCGATTAACTTAATGTGCATTGACGAATTAATTGATTCGGGAATGGATAGTGTAGGTGTTGAAAGTGCGTTAACTGCTCTAAAGAAAATGGAACGTGAACGTAATAAAGATATTCTACTTATCTCTCATAGGGATGAATTGATTGGTCGTGTTAATAGTGTATTACAAGTTACGAAAGAGAACGGATTCACTACATTTAACACAGAGATGGAAGTAATTGACACATAAAAAAAAGATTGGCATTGATAAAGAACCTGAAACAAAGGAAAATGCAAATGACGCTCACCAGATTGATATTGATCTGGTTGGCGATGAAACTGATACAATATGGGTTTACGAATCAGATTTCAATAGTATAGAAATCATGCGAAATGTTGGTGCTGATATTCTACAAAAAATAAGAGCAGCAAGTGGAAAAAGATAATGTAACATATCAATGGACATACGAAGGTAATGTAGTAGATGAGTTGCCTGAAGGATGTGAAGCATTTGTTTATTTAATAACAAATACTGTTAGTGGTATGTTATATGTAGGTAAAAAACTAGCAAAGTTTAAAACTACCAAACCACCACTCAAAGGAAAAAAGAATAAAAGACGTGGTACTAAAGAAAGTGATTGGAAAGAATATTTTGGTTCCAGTGATAGACTTAATGCAGACGTTGAAGAACTAGGCAAAGATAGTTTCACACGAGAAATTATTCATATGTGCCCAACAAGAGGCATCGCCAGTTATCTAGAAGCACGCGAACAGTTTGAACGTAGAGTACTTGAAACAGATGATTACTATAATGGAATCATAAATGTTAGAGTTGGCGGCTCAAAAGTTCTTAAAGAACACCTAAACGAAACTAAATCCTCGGGCAAATGAAATTATACTTGACAGGAACTTAAAATCATGTATACTTAGAACATAAACAAATTAAAACTAAAACTAAAACTTAAACACCTCTATAAACAAACACTTAATCACTCCTCTCTGGCACACCCCCTACAGAACCCTATAAAACTTAGATGGATAATACTGTTACCGTATTCGTGATGAATCTGCCGCCTTTGGGGCGATGTCGATGGACTTCCACGTGTTTCTCTCTGGTCATTGCACTGGTCTGACCAACCGAAAAGAGTAGGCTCTTCTGAACTATTGAAACCTACGAGTAGTCAAAATCCGACGATATGGAAATTGATGTTCTTGCGTTGCTTGAAGCAGCATGTAATAAGAGGTACAGCGTAACCGCCTCCCCCAAGTGTAAAATTGGGTTTGTTATATCGAAGTGTGATTGGGTGATAGGAAAAAACTTTCTTTTCATTTAACAAATTTTTCACTTTCGCTGCATAAGCGAAGTGTGGATCAAGATCCTGGAAAAATATATAATAGTTGTAGAATAGCCCAATCATTGATATATAGTAATAACAGTTAGAAACAATTAGATTAAAGAAAATAACAATAAGAAAAATACGAATGAGTGTAACGAATGAGATATTTTTTGAAGTTGTTCATTGCGAAGCAATGTTATTATTATGTTGTGCCTTGGGCCAAGATATAATGTTGTACAGAAACATATAAATATGTTTATATATATATAATTAGGGAGTTCTATGAGTACAATGTCATTAAAAGAAAGATCACCAAAAGCAATGGAATTTGAAGCATTTAAAGATGAGTTCATTAAGTTTACTATGGACGTAGTGGAAAAAGACAAAGGTGATGGTTGGCCTGTTTGTCCGTATGCTCGTAAAGCAAGAGTCAATGGTGAAATTCAATTCATGGATGGTAGAGACTTGGGTTATTCAAAGTCTGTGTTAGAGACATTTGATAAGAGTCAATACAAAATGGCTGTTTGTTGGATGGGAGATGATTGTGATATAGATGTACTAGATAGTATCGTAACTGACATGAGTGACACATATCCAGAACATCATTATTTTGTAAGTACTGAGTTGAGTGGTTTATTTGTTAAAAACTTTACTCGTATTATCATTGTACAGATTAAAGAAGACATTGATGATAGACGCAAGAAACTTCGTAAAACTAACTATTATGATTCATGGACACAAGAATATTATGATGAAATAGTGAAAGATTAAGATTCACTATTTCTTTCATTGTGTCGCTTAACAAAAATATCTATCATAGGTAATGGCATTGACATTAATGAATCATATGTTATTGCACCTTGTGATATAAGAAGAATATCCATATAATTAGAATTTATTTTAGTTAGATCATCTTCGTATCTTGTAACGATGTCATGAATTTCATGCGGCTGACTTGTTGCTATCAGCCTGCGAAAAAATTTGACATATCTAGTTCTACCTCAGATTCCCATTCATGTGCACATGATTGACAAACTGCTTTAAATTTAGTATCAATGCCACTATCTGATATCTTCTCAATGCGAGTTTTCATATCTTTATAATCGTCCTTTGTGATATTATGCAACCACTCACGGATGGTTTCTCTGTCTATGATTTTATCTTCACCAAATGTAACCGATACAATACAGTTAACCATAAGATCAATTGTTAGTGTTGATATTTCAACAAATGTTTTTCCAAATTTCTGATTTCGTTCTGCATCTGTTAAATTTTCTGCCGCAAGTTCTTGTATCATTCGTTCTTGTTGAATTTGTTGTATCTGTATTAATGTTCTATCATTTATATTATATGGTTTCAATTCAACACTAAATTTATCTTGTAACAACAACGTATTTGATTCATCGTTGATCTTAACAGATCCCAGAATTTTGTTAATATCCATTTCAAGCATATTAAGTTCACCACAAGACGGGCATTTAAGATCAATATCTATTGCATCTCCATAACTCGCTTTACGTATTGAAAGCAATAGTACCATTAAATCATTGACAGGTGTTGATTTGGGATCAACAATATCAGGACAACATGATTCAATCAGTGCGACAGTTGCTTCACCATTAAACAATGCATCAGGTGTCTTTGAGATTATTTCATCTCGTGCTGACATTGGATAGATTGCCAATTCACCATCTGCGCTTAATTTTGGTTTTTCTGTGTAATATTTACCACCAGATGGTAGACTGATATACATTGACGGTGTTTTGTACGCTTTTAATAAAGGGTTGTTGCTCATTTTGTTTGCTCCATATAAATAGTAAGTAAAGTGATAATATAGTTGTGTAACTGTATTTATCCCGTTAAATAGGTACTTAATTATGACAATACAAGAAGAAATTAATCAGATACACAGTAGATACCCGTGGGCAAGTGAGGCTACATTATCTAAGATATCAGCAAACGCAAAGACTGATGTATCTAGTCTAACGAAAGCCTTGAAAGACTTGACAGGTCATGATTTTAATTACGACACTATTAAAAAAGAATTTGAAGATGCAGAAGACACATTTAAGAAAGCGAATAAGTTAGCAGCGCGTGTAGAATCAGGAAGTAAAAATCTATATGCTGTAACCGCACGAGATACTAGTCCATTAGAAGCAACAGCAGAATTATTGAAGATGGGCGTTGGTGCGTTAAGTGAAGGTGTTGATAGTATAACCAATTTTACACAATTCCTTGGACCCGTTGGCGCAGCGACATCATGGGTAGCATCAGGTGTAGCCAAAGTAGGAGTTGCAGCAGTTGGTGTAGCAGCGATATATGCAAAACTTATCACAGAGCAAGAAAAAGCATTAAGAACGATAATAGACTATGGTGCGGTTGCTGGTGATATGTCACAATACACTAAGATGAGAGATTCATTGGCTGGTGTTGGTATGAGTATGCAAGAAATGTCATTGCTCATGGGCGATAACAAGTCAGTTCTTTCAAATATGACTGATGACTTATTGAGTACCACACAGCAATTTGTAGATTTTGCCAGCAATATAGAATCTGAGACATCAAAGACAATGGGTGATTTTGGTTACGGCGTTGAACAAATGACTGTAAGATTGTTAGAAGAAACCAAGTTGATGTATATGACAGGTAAATTAGAGCAATTTAGTCAGGTAACGAAAGAAAAAATAAGAAAGAATTTTGAAACAAGTAGTGCAATGACTACGTTTCTTGCAGGAAAATTTGGTGATCAGAGAAGTTCATTATTAGCAATGCGAAGTGAAGCGATGACAAACATAGATTTTATGACAGCGATGTCTATGAACGCTGAATACATAGCAGAGAAATATGGCGAAAATGCAGCAGAAAATGTTAGAAATACGGGTGCAAACTTAAAGATGTTATTCAGCACTGTGCTGGGTCCCCAATTTGGAGAGCAAACCGAACAAGTATTTAATAATTTTTTGAAAGATATCAATATAGATGCATCTGTGTTAAATAATATGCCAAAAGAAATGATTAATATGCTAAGTACACTTGGTCCAGATGTGTCATCACAATTCACAAATTTAATGGAACAAGCAGGAACAGGACAAATAACTCAACCAGAATTGGTAATGAGAGTACAAGAATTAACAAAATCAATTTCAGAAGCAACACCTAGATTGGGAGATGACCCAATGATTACACAACAGAACGATTTGATTGCACAAGCGCGACAAGCACCAGAAGCGTTTATGGATTTAACCGCTACCCAATTGGATGCAGGCTTGGCTAGTGTTAAGGCATTAACCGAAGTAGCAGATAAATCAATAGATGCAGTTGATGATGCAAGAAAGGCATTTAGAACATTAGTAACTGCAATAACTCCAGGATTTTCAGCGGGAACTATTGCTATTCAAGGATTTGAAGGTGCACTGGGATTAGTAGTATCTGCATTTGAACTAGTTGGTTTGATACCAACTAAAACCGCACATGTCAGTCATGCAACACTTACATCAGCGCGTGGTAATCAAACTGTTTCTACTGGTACGGGAAGCGCAAGAACGGGAACACCAATGATTGGTCCCAATAGCAAGAAAAATAATCCTGTTACAGGCACATCAGCAACCAAAAAAGTAATATCCACAGCAACTCGTGGAAAAGGATTTAAAGGACAGTTTGCAAGGATTGCATCATTAGATAACGAAATAAGCAAAGAACTTTCTTATCAGAAAAAAATTATAGAAGATACAGCATTAGCGGAGAGTATAAATGGCGAATGACACACATAAAATTACAATAGGTGACAATGATGTTGATTTACCTAAATGGGCTAGTGAAGAAACCCTCAAATCGTTAGCAGAATCAACTAGTGTATCTAGTATATTTGCTGGTGTAATAGCAAAGTACATGAAACATAATAACATTGCTATAGGTGAGTTAACAGCAGACCTACGATCTACAGCAAGTGGATTTGCTGCAAGCACTGAGATTACAGAAGCCGCAAAGAAGAAAACAATAGATAAGAAACTAATTGGTGCAGCAAAGGCAACTAGAAATACAGTTGATAAATTTAGTAATACTGATGCACCGCTTTCATCAATGGTAGACATGGTCGGTGATTTAGGTTCAGCGATGATGGGTGGTGGTAGCGCAATGGCTAAAAATGGTGCAAGTAGTAATGCAGCCGCAGCCGCATTATCTAAAGCGATTCCAGGACTTGGTGCATTAGGCGCAAGTGCAATGGCATGGGCTGGTTTTCAGGCAGCACAGATGGAACAGTTCGCAAAAGCACAAGAGACTATGATAAATTCTGGTGCAATTATGTTTGGTGGTGAATCACCATATGAAGATTTAAAACAAAGTGTAATACAATCTGGTCTTACTTATACTGAAATGACTAAACTTGTTAGTAAAAATGGTGTTGCATTTCAGTCATTGGGAACTGGAGTCTCAAGCGGTACTACTGCATTCACATCAATGTTCAAATCGGTTAATGAAACAGGTGATAAATTTGGTGACTATGGTTTAAGATCAGCAGAAATGGCAGAAGTGTTAGCAGATTATGTAAATATACAGCGTATGACTTTATCCAAAGATATGGCATTAGCAAGTACACAAGATGGTGTTAAAGCAGGATTTCATAATTTGATGATTGAGACAACCGCATTAGCAAGTTTGACAGGTGAAAATAGATCAGAACTATTACAGAAACGATTAGCCTCATTGGCTAATCCACAAGTTGCAGCAGCGTTATCAACAATGGACGAAGCAGGCGGCGGACACGCAGAAGTAGCAAGATCGTTTATAGCACAATTTGCATTACTTGAAAATTCTATGGGTCCAGTAGGAAAAGACATATCTGATAGATTTAATAATTATATCTTTAGTGTAGCAGATACACCAGAAGATTTTGATTTAGCAGTGGGATTGGGCAGTGAGTTAACAGCCGCAATGAATGGTGCGAATAATGGAGTTGTTGATAGAATTAATGCTGTATTTCGTTCTGGTGATGTAGAGTTAGCAAATAATATGCTTGTAAAAGAAATGGCAAAAATGAAAGATGCACAAGTAGGATCAAGCAATGTCGTGGTAGGTTCTCATCAACATCTAATACAACAGTTGAAATCAGGTGGTGTCATGGTAAACAAGCAAACGAAAAAAATGATTGACATGAGTAGCGAAGAGTATGCAGCATATCTTAAAGAGATAGAAAAGAAATCAAATATTTCTGGTGAAATGACAGAAGCAATGAACGACATGAAAAAATCATTCGTATTAATTCAAGATGCATTTACTCTTAACTTAGATTCTGCATCTAGTATGGCACAAAATCTTGCAAGCGGATTATTATCAGGCGCAGAAACAATTAAATCTTTATTGGCTAATGATAAATCAACAAAAGATAATGGTGTATTATCAGAAGAAGTATACAACAGTTATTATGATCAGTATAACCCCAAGACGGGCGGTTCAAATAATAATCAAGGTGGTGTAGGAAAAGGTCATGGTTCAGAGTATAATTATCACGACCAGAGTTTGCCTAATCCAGTAACTCCGACAGCGAAACCATTATCATCGTCAATAAGCACCGATGGTCGTGATAATAACGAATTATCAGGTATATTAGATGGCATTGTACACACAAAAGTACAAACAGCAATGGTATTGAAACAAGTAACTGGTGCGATGACTAGTATACAACGATCTAAAGATTATCAAAAAGCAGTCAGTAATCTTGCATAATTTAAAAGCATAAATACTATCATAATGAAATTAAAAGGTAAATTACTATGAGTTGGAAGAAACATTTTCAGAAGCACAACGTAAGTCAAGCGGGTCAACAGACCAAGCAATCTAGGTGGCAAAGTTGGCTCCCAGAAGTATATTCTGGTATGCCGAATCGCACAGAACGCTATACGCAATATGACCAGATGGATCAAGATTCTGAAATCAACGGTGCATTAGATACTATTGCAGAATTTAGCACACAGACAAACCCGGAAACTCGTTTGCCGTTTGATATATTTTATAAATCAGAGGCAACAGATGCAGAAGTGTCCGCGTTATCTACCGCATTAAAGCAATGGTGTAATATCAATGACTTTGAGCGTAGATCGTTCAATATTGTTCGCGCAGCGATTAAATATGGAGATCATTTCTTTGTAAGAGATCCAGAGACATTTAAATTGTATTGGGTAGCACCAGAAGATGTTGTTAAAGCAGTTGTAAATGAATCTAATGGCAAAGAGATTGATCAGTATATCATGCGTAATATCAACTTAAATTTACATGATATGGTATTGACTGATACAAGAAATACACAGAATATGGATATGCATAGTTCTCCGGGATTTACTAACACGACTAGTAACTCAGGATTATCTAGTAATCAAATGACAGGAAATCAGAATGAAGAATTTGCTGTTGATGGTTCTCATGTTGTTCATATTTCAATGACAGATGGTATGACTGCTAGTTGGCCCTTTGGTCAGAGTATACTTGAATCTGTATTTAAAGTTTATAAGCAAAAAGAATTATTAGAAGATTCAATTATCATTTATCGTGTACAGCGTGCACCAGAGCGTAGAGTATTCTACATTGATGTTGGTAATATGCCAGCACATAAGGCTATGGGATTTGTTGAGCGAGTTAAAAATGAAGTTCATCAGACTAGAATTCCTAATAAAACTGGTGGTGGTAGTAGCGTTGTTGATGCTGCATACAATCCATTATCTATCATGGAAGATTATTTCTTTGCTCAAACAGCAGAAGGACGTGGTTCTAAGGTAGAAGTGTTGCCCGGTGGTGACAACTTAGGTGAGATTGACGATCTAAAATACTTCAATAACAAGTTATTGAGAGGTCTTCGTATACCAAGTTCATATATGCCAACTGGTTCAGAAGATGGTACAGCGACATATAATGATGGTCGTCTAGGTACTGCATTAATACAAGAATATCGTTTTAGTAAGTACTGTGAGCGTATTCAGTTAGTTCTACAACCAGCATTAGATAAAGAATTTAAGATGTTTTTGAAGCATCGTGGAATTGATGTTACAAGTAGTTTGTTTGATTTAAACTTTGTAGAGCCACAGAGTTTCAGTAAGTATAGAGAGATTGAGTTAGATTCGGCAAGAGCAACAGTGTTTGGTAATCTAGAAGGTGTTGATTATTTGAGCAGACAGTTCCTTTTGAAGAAATATCTTGGTCTTAGTGAGTCAGAGATTACAGAAAATGAAATCTTATGGCGCAAAGAAAATGGCGAAGAAAGCGCAGCCAATGACCCAAGTAGTGACTTAGGTTCTATAGGATTGCGTGCTGGTGATGTTGATGGATTTGAAGCAACTGAATTAGACGATGGAGATTTCGATGGTGATGAAGATTTAGGTGATGACACACTAGACGATGATACAGGAGAGGTAAGCGATGAGATTTAATGAATTAGCAATTGATGAAAAGAATGATCAAGATAAGTGGGATATTGACGATACTCGTAGACCACGTTTAACTTTGAAGCATTTAAATAAGATTCGCAATAAACGCGAATTGGCTAAAGCAGAATATGAAGATGGACAAGCAATGAATTCAGCAATGTATGGTAAACCATCAGAGTAAAAAAAGTTGCTAAATAAATGTAATAGATTGCACATAATGTATAGTTTTTCTTAAAAACGCGATTTTAAACCCGTTTTTAACTAGTTATAGGCGAAAACTATTAAATACCAATGTAATAAATTAATTCCCTAGTAGCCTATGGAATTAATAAAATAGATTTATAAAATAAAATTTTATTAAACGGAGAATATAAAATGAGCGTACAAGATCGTTATTCAAAGATCATTGAGAGCCTAGTAAACGGGGAAGGTGAAGTTGCATCTGATTTGTTACATGAAGCTTTTGTAGACAAAGCTCGCGAGATATGGTCAGGTCTTGTGGAGCAGGATGAAATAGTAGAAGAAGACATTTCAGAAGAAGAGATTGAAGAATCTTATTTTGATGAAGATGTTGATTCATTTGAAGAAGAAATTGCAGCAGAAGAAGAGTATGCAATGGAAGACGAAGATGATGAAGGTGAAGCAGAATTTGAATTAGCATCTGATGATGAAATGGACATGGAAATGGATATGGATTCAGAAGGCGATATGGAGCCAGAATCAGAAGCAGGAATTGAAGATGCAATGCTAAGTGTTGAAGATGCACTTGCAGACCTTAAAGCAGAATTCGCACAGTTGATGGGCGATGACATGGGCGATGAAGAAGAAGCAGGTTTATCTGACGAACTTCCAGCCGATGATTTCGCATCTGATCTTGAGCCAGAAGAAGAAGTTGAAGAAGAGTATGCTTTTGAAGCAGACGAATCAGAAGAATTAGAAGAAGCCGCTGATCTTACAAAGATTGGTAAAGATGGAATGCATCCTTCGGAAATGCCAGCAGGAGATGACGGTAAAGCATCACCAGTTGCAAGCAAAAACGACATGGGTGGAAAAGTAGTTCCAACTGGCGCAAAAAGTGCTGAAGGCTCTAAGAAAGGCTTATCAGACGCAACAGCAAAAGACATGGGTGTAACACATCCTGGAGACGGCGCTTCATTGAAGCCTGAAACTCGCGGTCATGGTGCTGAGAAGCGCGGTATGAAACAATAAAAATGCGTAATACACTTAACGAACATTTAACTTTCGATCAAGCAAACATTGTTACTGAGGCTGTGGATAACGGCAAAGGTGGCAAAGACTTGTACATGGAAGGTATTTTTGTTCAAGGTGATGCACGCAATCAAAATCAGCGCGTATACCCATCTTCGGAAATTCGTAGAGCAGTTAATTCTGTTCAAGAAAAAATACAAGGTGGTTATTCAGTGTTGGGCGAGGCAGACCATCCAGATGATCTACAAGTGAATCTGGACCGAGTATCACACATCATTGAAAAAATGTGGATGAACGGGAATGATGGTTATGGCAAGCTAAAATTATTACCAACACCAATGGGCAACATATGTAAAACTTTGTTGGACAATGGCGTAAAATTAGGCGTATCGAGTCGCGGTAGTGGTAACGTAGGTGACAATGGTAATGTGTCGGAATTTGAAATTGTAACAGTTGATATTGTTGCGAATCCAAGTGCTCCAGATGCATATCCAGACCCACTCTACGAGGCTATCATGAATGGCAGACGTAGCGACATTATTATGGACGTTGCGAAAGCTATAAATCACGATACAAAAGCCGAAAAGTATCTCCAGGAAGAGGTACTTAAAATGATCAATAACCTAGATATTAGGAGAAAATAATGGCAAATGCAATTGAACAACTCCTAAGTTCAGAAGTTCTTTCAGAAGAAGTTCGTTCTACACTATCAGAAGCTTGGGAAACTAAGTTAACTGAGGCACGTGAAGAATTGACTAATGAACTTCGTGAAGAGTTCGCAAATCGTTATGAAACTGATAAAACGCAAATGGTGGAAGCACTAGACGCAATGATGTCAGATACAATTACAACGGAATTACGCGAATTCGCAGCAGATAAAAAAGCAGCAGTAGAAGCAAAAGTGGCTTACACAAGTCAAATTGCTGAACATGCTAAGATGCTGGACACTTTTGTAATGGAAACTTTAAAGAAAGAAATTACAGAATTGCGCGATGATCGCAATCTACAAGAAGGAAACTTTGAAAAGTTAGAAGACTTTGTAATGGAGCAACTAACTACTGAACTTAACGATTTCCACCAAGACAAACAAGACCTGTTAACAGAGAAAGTTAAATTGGTAAAAGAAGGCAAGAAAATGATTGCCGAGACGAAGCGTGAATTCATCTCTAAAGCAAGTGCAAAATTAGCAAGTATTGTTGAATCAACAGTAACTGGCGAGTTAAGCACTCTTAAAGAAGATATCATGCTAGCTAAAGAAAACATGTTTGGACGCAAAATCTTTGAAACTTTTGCAACTGAATTTATGAGTTCACATTTAGCAGAAGGCACACAGGTTTCTAAACTAAGCCTTGAATTATTAGATATGAAAACTGCTTTAGCAGAATCAGCATCTACTATTTCTGAAAAAGAAACATTAATCGAATCAACTAACAAGAAACTAAAGCGAGTTAATGAACGCGCTGAACGTAATACTGTAATGGCTGATTTATTAAAGCCCTTGTCGAAGGACAAGCGTGAGTTAATGTCGAATCTACTTGAAAGCGTTGCTACTAGCAAACTTACTGTAGCATATGACAAGTACATTGGTACGGTTTTGAATGAAACTGTTTCAACGACTAAACGCACTGCGCAAAAACTTAATGAGTCTCGCACTAGCGAGATCACAGGTGATAAAACTAGCACACACGATCAAAATACTGAAAGTAATGCAGATATCATTAACCTTAAAAAATTAGCTGGTATAAGCTAAAAAGGAGTATACCTAAAATGTCACAAAATTTATTTGAAAACTGGAACGTAACTAAAGACGCTCTAACTGACGGTTTAACAGGCAACAAGAAATCTGTAATGGAATCTGTGCTTGAAAACACTAAGAATTATTTAACAGAATCAGCAGCAACGGGTTCTACAATGGCTGGCAACATCGCTACTATGAACAAGGTAATTTTACCTGTCATCCGTCGTGTAATGCCTACCGTAATCGCTAACGAATTAGTTGGTGTTCAGCCAATGACTGGTCCTGTTGGACAAATTCACACATTGCGTGTGCGTTATTCTGAAGGCGTAACTGGCACAGCAGCAGGCGATGAGGCATTGTCTCCATTCGCTATCGCTAAAGGCTATTCTGGTGATGTCGCTACTGGCGGACCATCAGCAACTTCGGCTCTAGAAGCACAAGCAGGTCGTAAGCTTTCAATCCAAGTATTGAAGCAGACTGTTGAAGCGAAGACACGTAAGTTGTCAGCACGTTGGACTTTTGAAGCAGCACAAGATGCTAACTCAATGCACGGTCTTGATGTTGAAGCTGAAATCATGCAAGCACTTGCACAAGAAATCACAGCAGAGATCGACCAAGAAGTTCTTACTTCTCTACGCGCTCTTGCTGGTACTGCAACTGACACATACGATCAAGAGAACCTTTCGGGTGTTGCTACTTTCGTAGGTGATCAACACGCAGCATTAGCAGTTTTAATTAACCGCGCAGCAAACTTGATCGCAGCACGTACACGCCGTGGCGCTGGTAACTACGTTGTAGTTTCACCAACTATGTTGACTGTACTACAATCTGCTACTACTTCTGCTTTTGCACGCACTACAGAAGGTTCTTTCGAAGCACCTACCAACACTAAGTTCGTTGGTACATTGAACAACACTATGAAAGTATTTGTTGATCAGTATGCTTCTGACGCTACTCCAATCCTAGTAGGATATAAGGGTGACGGCGAAATGGACGCAGCAGCATTCTACTGCCCATATATTCCACTAATGTCTTCTGGTACGGTACTAGATCCATCATCATTCGAACCTACTGTGTCATTCATGACTCGTTATGGTTATGTTGAGTTGAATAACCAGGCTTCATCACTTGGTAATGCAGCAGATTACTTGGCTAAGATTGGCGTTGATGCAGCGGCATTGTCTTTCCAGTAAAAACTAATTTTAAATTAGAAATAAAAAACAGCCTACGGGCTGTTTTTTTGTTTATAGGATAAGTTTTAGTAACGCCAATGTAGATTCATGTTTAATATAATGTACTTCACATTTCTTTCTAGCGTTATAATGATGTGCTACTTCGCCATTATATAGTCGCTTAGAAGTAAATCTACAAGACTGCATCCGTTTTAAACTATCA